AAGTTTTCATATTATTTTTTTTTACAAAAATAATGATAATACAGGAGTAATCCTAATTTAAAACCCTTTTTCTCTAAGAAATTTATCTATAGCTCCTAATCCTTCAAACTTAGCCCAATCAGCAAAGTCTTTTATTCCCTGTTCTTTGTATTTTGAAGGTACATTACAGTAGTCAAAATCAAATTTTTTTGTGATCAATATACTATTTTTAATTCCAGTTTCGTCTGAGTCAAATCCTAAGATTTGTGTGTCAGAGTTTTCTTTGATATATTCTACATTCTCTTCAGAAAAACATCCTAGTCCTTCATTCTGTACAGCACAACAACATGGTACCACCTTCTTCATCACCATATAATCCTTCTTACTCTTATTGATGAATGCTACATCACAATCTTTGATGTCTTTTAATCCATCCATCATTGTAATAGGGACATTATTAGGCATCCATTTGTTCTTCTTATCTGCAAATGGTCTATATATCTTCCAATAGCTTTCATATAGATACCCAAATCTAAGCTCATTATCCATTAATGGAAACTTTTTCTTGTTTAGATATACAGTGTCTATTGAGTACACATTGTTAGCTCTAAGATCATCTATGTCCTGATAGTATTCATTCCAGTATGCCAGTTCTTCGTGTGTGAAGTTTCTTGTCTTCACTTGAATAAAGAATTCACGTTTGCTCACTGGGGGTGGTTGCTTATATTCAGAAACAATTCTCTCATATTCTTTTGTAGAAGAAGAATTAACAATGCCAAGATCAAAATCTCTATCAATCATCATAAGAACATCATTCATGTTAGCAAGATTGAATAATGTCATTACAAACTTGAAGCAATTACCTTTAATGCTTGTATCACCAAAATCAATATATGTTAATGCTTTACCTGGATATCCTATAAGAAAAGAAGGGCTCTTCTCATTTCTAAATGGTGAATAAGTAACTTGGTTTATCTTCCAGTTTTGATGAGGCATATACATTCGATATATATCATACTCTGATATTTTGTTCAATACATTTTCAAATGTTAAATCTATTCTCTTTGTTCCTTTTATCATAGCTCTAAATGTAAGTTATTGCTATTAGTACCAATTATTGGTACTTTTCGCAAACTATTACTAATAAAAAACCCTCTCCAAATTAATGAAGAGGGCTTTTATTAACAACAAACGAATTAATAATCATCACCATCTTCACTGATATATGCATCAGAAGCAACTAAGTTATCATCTGCATTATAATCTTGTAAGTCTTTGAGGATGTAATAATCTTTACAACCATATTCTCCAATAACATTCATTACAAACTTCTCATGTGCTTTTAAGTCACGAGGTTTCTTATTCTTAAGATCACTCTGCACTCTCTTGCTTCCATAATCAACAAGTCTGAATTGTTTAAGAGCATAACCTCCTAAGAAAGCTTTGTTATAGATTCCTTGATACTCTTTAGACTCACCATCACGTTCTTTAACAATAACTGTGGCAAGAGCTGCAACAGATTTAGCCCATTCACCATCAATTTGGTCCTTAAGATCTTTCACATTACCTCTCATCAACTTCTTCCATTCTAATTGTAGAACAGTGTCTGCATCACGATAATCAAGATCAGCTAACCATGTTCTCATGAAGTTATAAAGATCTTCTTCTCCTGTATATGCAATTCTATAATCTCTTCCTTTAGTAAACCATTCTGCTAGATCATTCTCATCACCTGCCCAAGAACACATACCAATAGAATTGATATATTGATTCTTAGTACCATCTTTATTCTCACGTTCTTTATCTTCTAAGAAGAAACTTACTTTCATTGGTTGTAATGTTGCATCTTTAACATCTTTCAACCACACATCAATTCTAAGATAGGTATTACCATCTTTAGTTTCTCCTAAATATTCAGCAGCTTTGCTGTCTTCTTTAAGCTCAATTCCAAGCTTATCTTTATATTCTTCGATTGTTGGATTGATAGCAACTACGTTACACTCAAACAATCCCACTCTTTTTACTGAATCTCCACTTCCTGTGTTTTCTCTTTTTTTACCTCCGATACTACTCATAATTTCTATTTATTTATTTAAGCGTTATAATAATTTTTTAAACTGTCTGCCACTAATTGCAGGTTATTTGGTATTTTAAGTTCTGAGAACATTCCATCAGGACTTTTAGCTGGTATCTTTCTAAACCTATTAGTTATTAACTGATAGTTAGTTGTACCATCTTTGTTCTCTTCTACATTAGTGTATAGACAAACTGTTAATAATCCCTCTAACAACACTTGATTATCAATCAACTTACCTGCTGTTTTGATTTTATACCCTACGATGTCTTGTCCATCCATCACTTCTTCTGGATGTGTTAGATAGAATACAGTGATATCATCTCTTAACTGTCTAGCAGTTCTAAATAGGTCCACCATGTCTTTAGCCATAACACTAAATTTGGTAAATCCTGTCTCTGTAGCTTTACTCACCATATTGAATCCCATAATGTAATTAGAGTCTTCAATGATAATGTTCTTAACATGTGGAGCTTTTTCTGAAATAGTCTTTAGCAATCGAGATATCTCATTAGCATCATCTACTTCTTTGTAATTCTTCTTTTCTAAATTGTAAAGTTTCTCACTCCCTTTGAATGGAAGCTCTTTCTTTGCAACATTAATAATGTACGTTTCCTCTGGATTTAGGTGCTTAATACTGGTTGACTTTCCAGTTCCTGTGCTTCCCACAATCCCTACTAGCTTTGAACTCATGTGTTTTTAATTTATTTAGTTATTTATTTTAATTCTATAAAGGTACGAAATAATTATTTCAATTACAAGTATTTTATCTTATTTTCGTCAAAGAATTCTAATGCTTTGCTTAACCATTTTAGCTCTACAAGTTCATTAGTACTGACAATATATATGTGAGCTTTCTTATCTGGTGTGTTATACTCCATAGCCATACATCTATTTATCTTCTGTGCTAAGTTCTCTGCATTACTATCAAAATAGTTTATTATTACCTTGTCAAGAGGTTTATATGTAACACCTGTGTTACCAATTTTTACAACAGCTAAATGGTTTCCTTTACCCTCAGCAAAGTCTTCAAAGATTTCTTTTTCTTTAGACTTATTATGATAGGAAGGAATACCTAGATTATCTGCAACAGCAGTGGTACCGCAGAATACTAAAACTCTCTCATCTTTATGTGCAGCCAAAAGTGCCTTTGTAGCTATAGATTTGGCTAGGGATGATTGAATCAAACGCATTCTAGCTAGACGTAAAAACATTGTATCTGTGCCACTATTCTGTAGTTTGTTAATCACCCAGGATATGCCATCATAATGCTTCTTCTCTGTTTTTAGCTTACCCTTGTAATCATTATACACAGTGTTATCTAAAGGAACTCTTATTACATGTATTTCATAATCTACTATCACTCCCTCTTCAATTGCTTTTTCAATTGGATAGTGAGCTATTACATGTAAATCAAGTTCTTCTTCTAATTTTCTTTCTGTCCAACTGGATAGTGTACCAGTGAGACCAAGAATCTGTCCATTAACATCGAACAGGTCCTTACAAACTTCTATCTGAGCTTCACTCAGTAGATGTATTTCATCTATGATAACAACATCAAAGCTTAACTCAGCATACTTCTTTAATGATAGGTGGGTTGTATATGTGACAATGCTGTCATCAAACCCTAGTTCTTCAAAATCAGCCTGCCAAGATTCTTTAATCTTGTTATCTGGATAAGCAATAAGTATGCTTTCAGGTTTTAGTTTCTCTAGTATTTTAATACTAGTTCTACATTTTCCCATTCTGGGACACAAGTTGAGTATACCTGTTTTTTTTCTTAACCACATGTTAGCAAATTCTTCTTGACGAATATCTCTTAAAGTTTTTACTTTCATAAATTTTTATCTAAATGTTTCATAAATCTTTCTTTTTTTCTTTCTAAGCAAACTGTTGAGTCTTTATAAATAAACTTTCCAAAATTTCTAGCATCTTTTCCTGAAAATTCACTAATATGAACTTCTTTGGCGTGTTTAACTTGTCTATGCTTTATTTTATATTTTGGAATATTTAAAAGATCGTGGATAGGTTCTAAAAATTCTTTAGTTCCAACAATAGAAACTGAAATGCTTTTTTCTGGTTTACTCACACTACCATCTCCATCAAAATAACCTCTAACAAAATGGGATATCAAGTCATCATCTAGTTTAGGAAAAGTTAAAACTAAAGATTTCTTATTAACACATCCTATTTTTTTTAAATCATTTACAATCTCTGGATCTTGAAACTGTAATCTACATCTATTAAGTTTACTATCTATGTATATTTTTCCTTCAAATTGAAAAAACTTTTTACATTCTTGTAAATGATGTATATCTTTTAAAGATAATGATAGTTCAAAATTTGAAGTGGTAGATACGTAACCATCAGCATAAATAAAACCTAACCAATAAGATTTTTCCTCTGTATCTATATTATTAAACACAGAGGAATTTATTTTAGCTTTGTTTACTTTAGAATACTCACAACCTGCCTCTCTTAACCAC